CCAATCCGCACCGGGCGAAGAAGACTTGTAAAAAGCTAGTCTCCGTGGAATCGACTCTAAGTAGCGAAACGTAAGGCCTTCTCCGGAAGGCAGTAGTAGTGAAAGGGGGCTGAAGCGGAGGGTCGGGGCGGGAAACCGTCTGGCTGGAGCAAGTCAGTTTTGAAGGTATCGGATAACCTTCTGACCCAAGGGGAAAGACCCCGTATACGGTAAGGGGACGCTGGGACCCTTTTGGCTTAAACACCCAAAACACCGGAAATTACCAGCAACTAAGTCCTCCTACTCGGGCCACATCGCCGAGCAGGCCAGGCGATCCTCTGGTGAACCTTCAGAAGCCAGTTGTATCAGTGAATTGAAGAGGGCCATGACTTGCATGGCAGAACTTCCATCAAATAGATCCCGTAATAGGATCACTCATTTGGTGGGCCGATTGAGGCGGCGTCTCGAAAAAAGAGGAGATAAGTTCGAAAAGACTTGGAGGGTCTTCCAAAACCTCTTGCGAGCCTGGACCGCGCAGGCGAAAGTAGACTCCAACTTGGGAGGTGAAGAAAATGATGGTTTGGCGACCATCGGCGAAAGTGGTGAAAGTCACAGTCAGCAAAGCCCCGAGGAAACAAACCTTGAGACCAAAAATACCGTCGCCGAAGACGTAACGAAAAGGGGAAATGAGGTTGGATCGGCACCAGCCGCCTCAGTGGAGAACAAAGGAGTGGATATAGCGGGATTGGAGTCGGTATGCAGGCTGCTTAATAATATCAGGCTTGACCCTAACGGGAATCAAGATGATGAGCAGTCCCTTTGCGATCATATTTGGGGGAAACTTCAAGATATGATGTGTGTACCGGAACAATTGAGAACTTCACGGTGCGTGAAGGCTGATTTAGACGCGATGGTCGAAGAGTTCTTTGGAACGATGGACTCTCCTGATGCACCAAATCAAGACCTTTGGACGAGCGCAACGGTCTTTTCTCTGTATCTCGCCAGAAAATGCCTGATCGTCAACAGGCGTGAAAATTTAGAAAAAAGTAGAAAAAAGATGATCGACTTAGTTACTTCAGGACGGCCAGAGGGGGTCGATCCGGTCAGGGAAAACCGGAGCAAGGCCTTCATGAGTAAGCTCGTGAGGGCCCTGTTTACAGTACGTAGTCGTGATTCGTTCCTCAAGAACAAACAGGCACAAGTGCCTACGCAGAGCGCGGCTTGCGTTGAGGGGAAAATAAAAAGAGATTTGTTCTATGGCCTTTCAAAGGCGGAGGGAAAGCCCTGGGTAATTCCTAAGGCGATTCTTTCTGGCGGTAAAATCCGAGTGATCACCCTTGACTCTTACGAGAACATGACTTACGCACGGTTCAATGCGTACATGTTTGGGAGGATCCGCCGCCAGAAATGGGCAATCGCGGGAAGGAGTGTCCAAGAGTGGTGGGACAACCAAGGTGGGAGGCTGAATGATTACAGCGATGTATGTAGTGGCGACTTGCAGAGCGCTACCGATACATTTAACGGCGCTCTAGCCGATATATGTATTGAACATGTTGCGAGGTTATTTGGACTCTCAGAGGGAGAGTGTGAGGAAATGAAAAGTTTCACAACCCGAAGCTCATTGAAGGTTGCCGATGGAGACTTTCGACAGCAAACGCGAGGCCAGTTGATGGGTAGTTGTTTGTCATTTCCTATACTTTGCCTCGTTTCATTGACCGCCTGGGCCGTAGGAACAGACTTCGATATAAAAACAGAAAAAAAACAGAATAACGAACTTCTCAGGGCTCTTGCAAAG